CTTACCCAGCTTTTTGGTGTGGTGGGCCAGGATCACCCCTGCCTCGGGGTTCACTGCCTGGCGAATGCGCTCCACGCGCTGAGACAAGAAGTAAAGCATCGCGCCGTTGTCGTTCTCGCCGCCTGCGTCGCCCCCGTCGAAGACGTTGCGGATCGGGTCGATCACGATGATGTCGGGCGTGAGGCCGCTAAAGGCAGCAAGCATCGCCGGGATGACCTGCGCCAGTCCGTCGTCGTCCAGAATCAGGCGCAGCTGCGGCGTGGCCATGAAATTGGTACGCGCCAGACTCAAGTGCTCTGGCGAGAGGCGAATGCCTTTTACCCGCTCACGCAGGTAGTGGTACTGGACCTCGGCTTGCAAATAAAACACCCGCAGTGGCCGAGGCGGTCTCATCCCCAAAAACGATGCCCCAGCGGCCATGTGGGTGAGCCAGGCCAGAAGAAAGTCACTTTTGCCCACCTTGGGCGCACCCCCAAAGACCAGCAAGCCGCCTGGAGTCAGCACACGCGGTTCAATCAAATCTTCGGGCAGTGGCGAATCGTCATCGAGCAACGCGCCCAGAGTGAAGGTCGGCACCATGGGAGCTGCAGCTTTGATCACCCGGCGCTCGGCCTGCGCGATAAATAGCGCGCAGTCAAAGCCTTCCAGTACTGCGTCGGCAGCATCCCACTTGAGTAGCTTGTCTGCAGGCGGCACGAGGATGGACACCGACCGGCAGCCCACGGCGGCGCAAGCGCGTGCGGCGGCCTCAGCGTAGTCCCAGCCCGGCGCATCGCGGTCGGGCCAGATCAGCACATCTTTGTTTTTGAGTGCGGACCAGTCGGTCTTGTCCACCGGTGCTTTGGCCCCGTTCATGGCGGTGGTGGCCACGATGCCTGCGTCGATCAGGGCATCGGCGCACTTTTCGCCCTCGACCAGGATCACGGTGCGGGCTGTCATCAGCGCTGGCAGGTTGTAGAGCGGGCGCGGATCGGGGGCCCGCCACATCCGCGCGCGCACATCCCAGGGCCTGAACTCTTTGCCAGTCGGCGGGTCGTAGCGGTAGACGCAGGCAATCAGCTCGCCATCGAGCCCGACGTAATCCCACTTGGCGGTGTAGGGGCCGAGTTCATCCATCGGAACCGTTCGCATGTCGCGTCTGGCCTCATGATCCACGGGCGGCGCAAAGCCAAGCCACTGCCGGATTTCATCGGCGATGCGCGGAAAGTCCTGCTGCGTCGATAAACCCCGTGACTTGGCCCAGGCTGCGATCAGGTCGCCTCCATCGTCATCGGCGAAGTCCTTCCACAGTCCACGCCGAGGGCCATCGAGTTCAACCACCAAGCTCTTGCCTGGTGAGCCATCAATGTCGCCCATATAAAACTTGTTGCCGCGAATGCGGCCACTGGGAAACAGGTACAGCAGCACCGACTCGAGCCGGTCCAAAAGTCCGTCTCTTAGCGCCTGTGTGTCCCCAGCAGATTCCAGCCTTTGTTCGGGCGCGTTGTTGTAGTCCAGCCAGACGATGTTGTCAGCCGTCATTGAGTCCCCCAGCAGCGGTCCTGCCAAGCGCAGAACTTGCACTCCATGTGGGTGGGAGTGGTGGCAAAGCGTGGCAAAACTTCGCTCACGTTCGTGGCGGTGATCACGCGCACCGCACGGTCCGACATGCGTTGCGCCAACCCGCCGTCAAAGGGCAGCAACTCGAACCAGATTTCCTGGGTGTCTTTGTTGACGGCCGTGAAAAGCGCCGGATTGGCAGAAATGCCAGGAATACTGGCCTCCATATAGGCCTGATACACCGCAACCTGAGCGGCATAAACCGGCTTGGACTTGGCCACTCCATGCTTGACGGTGTCCCGCCAGGACTTGTCGTTCATGGTCTTGAACTCCCAGAGCGCGGGATAGCTCACGCCCAGATCGGCCGGACCGGTGTTCAAAATGCCGTCGACGTGACCACGGATACGTCCACCTGCCACGGAGAAGCCAAACTGACCACCCTGGACTTTTCGCGTGTACAGATCAAACCCTGCCATGCGCAACCAGCGAATGGCCAAGTCTTCGAGCGTGTGACCCACCTCAAAGATGCGCAGCAAGCGGCCTGAGAAATCACGGCCATCGTCCACCGGTGTGTGCGTGTACTCATATTGCAGCGCTCGCTCGCATGAAACGCCCAAGCGCGATGCCCCTAGGTAGTCGCGCGGCGTCTGGCCAGCGCGTTCGCGGATCAAGGCGGCATCAATGAGCTGGCTGATCTGCTCATGAATTTTGGGGCGGGCATTGAAGTCCAGCATCACGCACGTCCCTTCTGCAAACTCAGGCGCGCTTGCAAAAACGCCCGGTCGCGCGCAGCCATGCGTTCGTGCTCAGCCGTCATCTGGCACTGGTAGGCCGTGACCACAACATCAATCAGTGTCAGCACCTCCATGCGGCTGTAACTGGCCAGCGGGCGGTCCATGCCGATGGAGCCGACAAACTCACCCAATGGTTGCAGGCACGCGCCCATGGCCGTGGTTTCCATTTCACTTGGATCAATCATTTGTCCCTCCGTTTTATTCATGAGTGTTGAGAAGGCGTTTTGGCAGCGGCGCGAGCAAAACACCCATTGGTCTGAGTAGCGACCGGGATCGCTTCGTTTAAGGCGTGGGTTAAACCAGCCGTAGCCTTTGGCCTGGCGGGCACAGACCGCGCACTTCAAGCCGCCTCCAAAACATGGAGGCGGCTGCTGTAGTTGCTGTGCCTAGAGGCGCTTCCGTGATGCACGTCATTGGCGGCGTTGACCAAGCGCTGAATCTCCTTGCGGTTGAACTGAAACGACAACAAAGCGGAGGCCTGATAGCGGGTCATGCCGAAGTCAAGCCGCGTCGCCTCTGGCAGGTAGACCAGTTGCTTGGCTGTCGGCGACTCGTTGAGCCAGCGCCGGGTCTTGTGCGCTGAGTCGGCCGACTCGTGATCGTTGAGCCAGTCATCTGCGCGTGCCATGCACACGGCTCGCTCGCCTGCAGCGAGCAATTCAGGCCTCAGCGACTTGGCACCGCCAATCGCATGCCAGCGGCCGTTCAAGAAAAACACGCCGCCCCAAGCTGTAAAGCCGGTAGCCATCAGGGCGTCATCGCAGCCAAATAGATCGCACCACCGAAAATTCGAGCGTTTGAGCAAGTCGATTTCGCTCATGATGAAATCGGACAGTGCGCCGGTGTCCTCTGGCTGACGCTCCCAGACATGGCCGCAAAGCGGGCACTCCATGCAGGACAGCGGCACTGTGGCCTCGCACTCCGGGCACTCTTTGGTGGGTGCTTCACCCTCATGCGCATGGCCATCGAGGTTGACCTCTTGTTCGAGCGCGCCGTGCATCAGACTGGCTGTGCCGAAATCAAGCACCACGCAATCGGACTTGATGACACCCGGAAACTCCTGTGGGTCCACGGTGCGCAGGCCCCGCCCGACCATCTGAATGAAGGTGGACTTGTAGGAGCTCGGGCGCAGCAGCACCACACACGCCGTGGGCGTGTAGTCATAGCCCTCGGTGAGCACTGCCACGTTGACCACCACCTGGGCGCTACCGGTCTCAAATGCTTGCAGCCTTGTTTGGCGTTCAACCGGCGACAGCTCGCCATGGATCAGCACGGACGACACACCGGCAGCCAAAAACGCCTCGCAGACACTTTTTGCATGGGCCACAGTGGAGCAAAACACAATGGTCTTGCGCTCAAGCGCTTTTTGCTTCCAGTGCGCAATCACGGCATCGGTGATCAACGACTTGTTGAGAATCGTGGCCACCTGTTCCATATCGAAATCGATCGCTGTGCGCCGCACGTTTTGCAGCGCTTCCTGCGCGCCAACATCAATCACAAAGGTTCGGGGCGGCACCAGATGACCGCTTGCGATCATCTCGCCCAGACTAATCTGGTCGGCCACGTTGGAGAACACCTCACGAAGGGCTTTGCCGTCGCCCCGATTGGGCGTGGCCGTCAGCCCGCAGATGGCAGCCTTGGGGTTCTTGGACAGAACATGATCGATGACCACCCGGTAGCTGGGTGAGGATGCGTGGTGCGCCTCATCAATGACCAGCAAATCAAGCGTGGGCATCTGCGCCAGGTTCATGGGCCTGGAGAGGGTTTGAACCATCGCAAAGGTGGCGTTTCCAGCCCAGGACTTTTCCTGGGCATCGAACACCGAGGTACTCAGGCGTGGGTTGACGCGGCTGAACTTGGCCCTGTTCTGGCCCGTTAGTTCGGTGCGGTGTGCCAGCACACAGGCCTTGGCATCGGGCTCAGACAACATGTTGCCGACCACCGCCGACAGCATGATGGTCTTGCCCGAGTTATGGGTTACTGTGAAGTCTCCCATCACATAGCGGTAGTCGCCATCTATGGAAAAGCCGTAATAGTCGCCAGGTCCGATTGGGCGCACAGTAAAACCTGTACGCAGGACGTTTTTCTTTTGCCGGCGCCCACGCGATTGTTTGCGAACGACCCGAAGGGGAAGCCTTTCGCATGGGCCGCTGATACCGACTCTCCAGTAGTCCAGCCCACCGACTACTTTGCGACTG